TTAGGAACATCACATCACTGTTTTCTAATCTTTTTCTATAATCCAATACAAGTTTGGGTGGTGGATTAATATTTGCATTATAAAAAGGCAACTGCGTTTTTTCTTCAAATAAATTTATTAGATCTATTTCATGTCCACATTTTTCTGCTTCTTCTATAAACGTATCTCGTATAGCCGCATTGAAACTATTCTTGGTATTGTGATGTCCGAATATTATACAAATTTTCATTTAACCCCTATTGGTGTAATAACTTTTGCGAAGTACATAGAAAAAATCTCTTGCACGTCTGCCTATTTCAGAATGTATTATCATGTGTATACGTGGCTTGTCACTTTTGTTCCATACACTATGCACGTTGCTAATGTCCATTAAAAATGCACTACCACTGTCTTTAAAAGGCACAATGCCTTGATCTTTCATAGCAAATACACAACCTTCAGGATTGTTTAGACTAATGTTACATACACTCAAACGTTTTTCTTCATCTGGTCTATCCTGATGTGGTAAAATATAACCACCTGGCTCAAGCAACATAAATCTAACTCTGTTCAAATATTCTGCTGGCCATACATCTGTTAAAAACTTTTTTGTTGCAGGACATTCATCTGCTACCCAGGTCCAATCCAATCGTTTAAGAACTTCATCACGTTCTAAGCCATAACTGTTCAATGATTGTGTATCCTCATCTATTCCGTGTAGTGTAAGACTTTTCCAACCGTGTCCATAATCATCTCTGTGGGCATGAAATTTGTCAATCAGTTTTTCTGCCTCTTTGTGCATTATATCAAAAGGATTACTATCCAAAGCACTAAGATGAAAATAAGGCCATTGCGATTCTTCCAATAACCATTGTACATCAAACAAATCTGGGTATTGTTTGTTAATTACTTTACCGTTTTCTTGGTGAAATTCTTGTAGTTCTTGCATACAAATATTTACCGCCAGGTCACCATTAAATGCATGGTTTTTGACTGGTAAATATAGTTATAATGTATTTACAACTAGAAGATATAGATACAGTAACAGTTGATTTTACTGCTCACTGTAATGCTATGTGTGGGAACTGTTCAAGGAATTTAGGTGGTGCAGAAGTCAACCCACGTATGCCTCTTGAACATATGAGTCCTACAACATTCAAAAAATTGTTCAGTGAAAAAGTTTTAGACAATATCAATCAAATAGTATTCAATGGTTCCTATGGCGATCCATTAATAAGTCCTTATATGTTTGAATGTTTGGACTATTTAAAAGAACACAAGAAGCCAGTAATACATATCCACACAAATGGTGGTATGCGTCAGCCAAAGTTTTTCAGCGAACTTGCATTAAAATTAAAAGACTTTCCTTTTCCAAGCCATGTAGTTTTTAGCATAGATGGTTTGGAAGATACCAATCATCTTTACAGAAGAAATGTAAGATGGAATAAAGTAATGGACAATGCCCAAGCATTTCTTGACGCAGGAGGATTAGGTAGATGGCGTATGCTAGTGTTTGAACACAATGCACATCAATTAGAACAAGCTGAACAATTAAGTGCAAAAATGGGCTTTGCAAAATTTGAAATAAATGGTGGACATACTTTTACTGCAATGAACAGTATGGTTAACAATGCAATAGAAAAATTTAAAGCAAACAAAAAAGAACAAGCACGTACAATCAAATACGATACAAGTAAATTAGATAACATCAAAAGATTAAAAGATCTAAAGAAAACACATGGATCACTAGATAAAGGTTTTGCAAAATCATGTATAACTTGTAAGTGGCAGAAGAAAAGAAAAATACAAGTAAGCCATATGGGAGAAGTATTTCCATGTTGTTATATGTTATCAGATAGATATCCAAGAGATGTTGACAGTCCTTTTGCTAAAGAAAATTCAAAAGTAGAATGGTTAAATGTAAATGATATGCCTTTGGAAGTAATACTAGACAGTCCTTTCTTTACAGATGAATTGCCAGACAGTTGGGGTAGTGAAGATAGATTTAAAATATGTGAGGTAACTTGCGGTGAGGTGTAAATATTTAGATCATCAGGTTATGATACGTCCAGATGGAGAATTCCGTTTGTGTTGTATCAGTAATGAAAACACCAATAAAGAAAACATCAGAAATATGACTCCTGAACAATGGTTGGCAAGTGAAACTCCTACGAAAGCAAGGGAACAACTTGCAAACAATGAATTTCCAGATGCTTGTAAAAAATGTGAACTTATGGAACAAAACGGTAGACCAAGTATGCGTACCAGACCAAGAGAGTATGGTCCAGGCATAAGCCATTTAGATATAAGGTTTGGCAACCAATGTAATTTACGTTGTACAATGTGTTACCCAGGCAGTTCAAGTAGCTTGTACGAAGAACACAAAGAACTTAAAGCAAAAGGTGATAGTCCTTGGGGTTGGTTTGATTATGGATTATACAATTGGTATACTGATGAACAAGGAGAAACACTTGCTCGTAATCCTGACCTTAGAGAAGTTTACTTAACAGGCGGAGAGCCTATGATGGTTAAGGGCTTGTACAAGTTCCTATCAAAATTAGATCCATCAGTAGAAGTAAGATTTAATACCAACGGTACTTTGTTTAATCCTAAAGTATACAATCAGTTGAAAAGATTTGAACGTGTAAACATGAACTTTAGCATTGACGGTATAGGCAGAACAAATGATTACATACGTTGGGGTAGTAATTGGGACGTTATTGAATACAACTTAAACAAATTTAGAGAAGTTGCAGATGTAAGTTTAGGTCCCACAGTTCAAGTTATGAACATACTTGAACATGATACATATATAGAATATGCACAGGCAAACAATTTAGAAATTTTTGATAACTTGTTAATGACTCCAGACTGTTTGCATATTAAAAATGCTCCACAAGAGATGAAAGACAATATAGAACACTTTGACTATTGGATGAACTATCCTTCAAGCATTGAAAAACAAAATGAATTTAGAAGGTGGATAGGAGTGCTAGACAAACACAGAGGTTGTAATATAAAAGATTACTTACCAGAAGTAGCAGGTTACTATGGAATTAGTTAAAAAGAATGAAGAAAAGAAAAGAGAAATTTACAAACTAGACGATCGATATCGTAAAGTATGGTACGGTGTTGATATGGACGAATTAGAAGAACACGTATCTATCCTTGAAAGAGTTATACCAGGATACGTGATTGATTATGGTACAACCACTAACAGTATGTTTATTGACTACCATATAGTGCCTGGCACACCAGCAAACAAAATGCCACATACTCCAGAATTTTTTAAAAGGATATACAACTTCTGTAATGAAACACTTGATCAAACTTTGCCCTATGCACACTATGATTGGGTTTTGAGTAACATAATGCTAGACGGTGACAACACTTATTTGGTTGATTGGGACAACGTGGGTATATACTCACCTGCTGAAATACAAACTAAAATGGAAAGCGATTTAAGGTCAGCTTTTGGAGAGAAATACGATGAAATGCTTCGCACCATGGCATAGTATTTTGGTTCGTTTTAACGGCGACATAGTACCTGATGGAGTGTACTTAAAACGTTACGGTAATGTGCTACAAACGCCTTTAAATGACCTTTTAAACAGCTTTACAGCGTCATACACACGTGATTCTATACGAGCGGGCCACTTACCGCCCGAGTGCCAACAATGTGCTTTAAAAGAAGCCTCTGTGGGTCACAGTAGGCGTAAATTTTTTGAAGACATATTAAATCCAATGTTGGAAAATACCAATTATGATTATTCCAAAAACTTCACAGACATATACTTTTTGGAATTTAATATGAGCAATATTTGTAATCTAAAATGTCGTATGTGTGACGGAATCAATTCAAGTGCATGGGTCAAAGATGATTTGAAACTTGCCAAAAATGGCAATCCATATTTTAGGCGTGTAGCTGATCCTGAGTTTGGATATACAAACAAAAGCCAAGAAATTATACAAAGACTTTTTGAAGATCCAGAACCTTTTATGAACTTAAGATACTTGAGTATAAAGGGCGGTGAACCTTACATGGAACCTGCAAATAAAATTATTTTACAAAAATTTATTGACTTAGGCATAGCTAAAAATGTTACACTTGACTGGACTACCAATGGCACTATTGTTGATGATGAAATACAGGAACTTGCAAGACAGTATGGTGAAACCAAGTGGACTGTAAGTTTGGAAGGCACGGGTGGGTTGTATGAATACATCAGAGGTGGTAAGAACTTTACTTTTGATCAACTTAATGATAACATAAAACAATATGATGTTGATAGAATAATTATTGCTGTAACTATCATGGCATACAATATAGCACACTTAGATAAAATATATTGGTGGTTTGAAGATAACAAACAAGACAACTGGGAAATATATTTTAACAATGTTGTTGCGGCACCACCATATCTAAATCCTAGAATACTGCCTAACAAAATATTAGATAAAATAGACTTTAGATTTCCTAATATAAATTACACACAGGATAAATTTTTAGGAAAGCATATAGACAAGTTTATAAACTACACAAAAGATTTAGACAAGATAAGAAATACTAATGTGTTGAAATATTGTCCTGAACTTACAGAGTTGTTTGTATAGGATCTAAAGCAATATAATGTACGTTTGTATTTGACGGCGTATCAATTACCCACTTAACAAGATTACCTGCTTCTAATAAACTTATTTTATGTTTATCGTCTTTTTGTTTTTGTGATTGACTATTAAGTTGTCCAAATGCAATATTGCTAACACGTATTTTACTGTTACCCCAACAAACATTTTTACACAATTTTTTACTTAATTCGTCCAGTGCTGTTTTGTTTTTTAAATAATTTTCCGGGCTGTATCCATCACCCCAATAACTTGTAGTGCTACTAATATTGATAATGTGTCCTTGTTCAAATTTGTTATAGACAGCATTTAAAATATCAACTTGTTCACCATTAGGACCATATTGGCTATTTACAAAAATGTCAAAGTCCTTTGCGTGGTTGGCCAGTTTTTCAAAGTCACCAAGATCCCAGCCATTCCATCTGCCAACAAATTCTACTCTGTTGCGATTATAGGCTTCGTAAATGCCTTTACACAAACCATCATAGTTAGGATTACCTGTTACTAATATTCTGCTCATAGTTCTGCTACTTGTTCTTTCCTTATGTAGATATCACTTAAACAACTGCAAATGCTTTTGCCACACATTATAGGATCCTTTGGCAACTTGTATCTTTCTAAATTACCTATTGCTCCACCAAACTGACAATCGGCCCTATACATATTCCCCCACATATCTATATTGATTCCGTCTAAGCCTGCCCAACAGTTCCAACCTACAAACTTGTTTTTGCCATCAAGTATGAGTTGATTTGCATCTATGTCTTTGCTGTCCTTGAACCATTCATTGTATTTTAATTGCATCTCTCCACGGTGTACGTTGCCAAAGTCTATGTTTCTAGTAAAAGGCCAATTGTTGATTGTGTCCTTTTGCTGTTGAGTATATGTTACAACTTCATTTGTAATAGCATCACCAGATGTTTTATCAACAATTACTTTAGGTTCTATACTTGCTGTTGCTGTTGCACTATAAATTTTTTCTGATGTCTTAAATGCTTCATCAAAGTCTGTAGGCAACAACATCATGTTGACAACTGTTTTAATTTTACTTTCATTAATCACTTCAATAAAATGTTCTGTACTTGCATAAGCCTTGTGATAACTTAACATCATTGCATCTGTATAGGGTGCAATACGTTTAAAGTATTCTGCTTTTTGGCTACCATTACTTACAAAGGTAAACTTATGCCCTTGTTCTTTAACAAGTTGAGCCATATCAATAAAATGTTTCCAATAAGTAGGTTCTCCACCACTGATTCTAAAACATATATCTTTTTGCACTTTTAAATTTTTTATGAAACGTTCAACAGTTTCCCAACGAGGTTGTCCTGTGCTTCCATTGTGTAGTATGTCTGGACAGTATTCGCAACGATAGTTACACTTGTTAGACAATGTCCAACTAACTAAAAACCAATTGTTCTTTGTACTGTCTTTGTAGACTAACTTCATAATCTTCCAAAACCCCATTCTCTTTCTTGGCACCACCAACACTTACCACAATGCTTGTCGCCTATGTCTCCATACACTTTGTCTCTAGGATAATATTCACAACTGTAAGTTAAAGGAAACAAACTATCCATTAGATCATATTCTTTGTACAAATCTCCTAATCCTTTTTTGTCTATCAGTGACCATGGTGTGTAAACCCAAGGATATCCTTCAGCCCTTGCATCATATAATTGTTCTTCCGGATTAGGACTATCTCTGTTTGGATCTTTATGACAATCGTATTCATCAGTAAATTTTTCTAATACCCTTCTTGGTGGATTCTTTGTTACACCTGTCATTAGCACATTTATATCAATGCCTACTTGTTTTACCATATCTCCTAGCACTTCTGGGCCATCTGGCTTATCACCTTCCATGTGTATTATATGTAATTGTACATCATGATTGCCTGTGAGCTCTACATTCTTGTTTAATACCTTAGTGACTGCTACTGTGTTCTTTAGTCCTAGTGGATTGTTTGCAAGATCAAATATATGTAAAGTACCCATGCCTTTGTAAAAACGTAAAGCAAAATACATCATTAATGAACTGTCTGCACCTCCACTACACAACAAACCTATAGGACCAGGATATAAATTAAAATTTATACCGTCTGTAAGTGATATTGTTTTTACCACTTCCATTTTTTAAATCCCCTATCAATAGTCATTGATGTTATGTCCTTGTTTTCTATAATGTACATAATTTTTTCCGCAACGTCTTTGGTATCTAATTTTTCTTCTACAAAATCTTCCGACATTGGAGTATCCATCCAACCTATTTTTACATTAACAATTCTACAATTTTTTTCTATGTGTTGCAAACGCATACAAGCTTCGTCTAATGCTTTTTTGTGTATAGGATAAAATCCCATTTGATAGTTAATGTGTTTTATTTCAGACGCAGTACTGCTGATGTTTATGATTGTTTTATCTTCCATCATCCACTTCTTAAAAACTTTTTCTAACATATTGACTTGGTGAAAACCAGCATAAGCATTGTTTATAAAAACATCACATTCGTACAATGCATCTATCCACGGATCAGGATTTTTAATGTCATGATGACTGCCTATATCAAAACCTACACTATTAGGTATTTGTGTATAAAGTTCTTTGCCTAGTCCCGACAAGTGTCCTGTAATTGCTACTTTCATAATTTGTGTACCTTCGTCATTTCTGTTAATGTATCTGGTATAGCGTCAAAGTATTCTTGGTCTGCATTTATAGGCACAATAAATCTAAAATGTTTATCGCTTTTGTTTATCATAAATGTAGTTCCAAAGTTTCCGCTGATGTTCCAACCATCTCTTGATAAACTTTGTTTTGCAATTTCTATAATGTTCTGCACGTTGTCCATATACTTGTAATTTTCTAAAACGTTTAAGTATTCGTCCATACATATCACTCCAGACAAAGTCATGCTGTATGTGTGTCCATGCAACCAATTGCCGTCTTTTATTTTTTCATATACCTTATCATTAAACATAGCCATTGACAATGGAAAGAATCCGCCTGTGATTGCTTTGCCCATTACAAATAAGTCAGGTTTGATTGGTAACTTATCCCAACCAAAGAACGATCCTGTCTTTCCACCACCCATGAATATATCATCTATAATGACAAGAACATCATGTTTACTTTGTATTTCATTTACTTTGTTCCAAACATCAAACCCATAAGGTGATATATCTTGGTCATGTGGGCAAGTTTCTATAATAATACAAGCAACATCTTCCCAATCAACTTCCTGTTGTAGATTATTGCGTGATAATTTAATTACGTTTTGATATGGATCCATTCCGTAGTATGCACTTTTAAAGTGTACATCTCCAACACTCATTGAAAGCAAGGTTGCACCATGATACGCATCATCAAATGACGCTATTTTCTTTCTTGTGTTTCCACATCTTTGATGATATGCAAAGGCTAACTTGATAGCAACTTCTACTCCATCACTTCCTGATAACGCAAACACAGGTCTGTATCCATTAGTCATGTTCCATAATCTATTTGCTAAATCAACGTGTGGTGAATTTACAGTTGGACCTGCATGACCTAAAAACAAACTGTCACCCATTTCGTGTTTGAATCCTTTCATTCTAGTGCATACCTTATCAATGATACCATGGTCATCATATCCTATACTAAACGCACTATAATATAAAAGATTGTCAATCAATTTGACGCCATCTTTTATTGTGCCGAACTTCCAGTGTTCAGTATCTACACCTACATCGCCCTGTTGTCCTAGCATTAATCCTTTGTATTCCATTACACATATCTCCCGAGTTCTGGAAAAGTTTTTCTAAAATCTAAACCTCTTTGCTTGTCTGTAATTTCTAAATATTCAACCAAGGCAGGAACTTTATTGGTCCAATCTTCCTGCATCATATATTTAACGAGTCCTTCCCATCTTACTCTACCTACTGGGCTTCTGTCAAATTCCAGATTAAATTTTTGTCTATTAAGGAATCCATCTATCCTTTGTTTTACAATTTGCTTTACTTCGTTTGGTAACACTCTTACATTGAGATAGCTAGGATAATAAACTAAATGGGTTCCTATTATTCCTGCACCAAAAGGAGGACGATTAATCTTTTTAAAATTTTGTTCTAGTTTCCAATCAGCAAACTCTGCCATGTATGGAACATTTAACAGTTGAACAGCAGATGCAATATTAACAATTACATTTGGCCCTGTGTCATCTAGTAATCTTAAGTTTTCTTCAATTTCATTCCACTTGCTAGGAAATCTAATGTATTCATTTTTATCTCCATATGCGTCAATACTAAAATTAAATCTTATTTCTTTGAACTTTTCCCATAATGCAAAAAGTTTAGGAGGTAATCTTAATCCGTTACTGTTATATCTTATAATACAATTTTCAGCATGACCACTGTCAACCATGAATTCTAAAATTTTATAATGCTCAGGAATCATCAAAGGTTCACCACCTGCAAAGTAAAGTTCCTTAATATTTTTTACTTGGCTTTTCATTGTGTCAATGAAGCTACCTTTTTGATACCATGTGTAATCAAAACTAGGATCCCAACCTTGATCTTCTCGTACAAGATTGTATTTAGGATATTGTATTTTCCATTCCTTTATCCAGCTTGAACTGTCATGTGGCGAACACATTATACATTTCAATTGGCACACATTACCCAAACGTAAATCAAAGTAAGGTATGTCAACTGGTAGGCTACCGTCATCTGCTGTTTTGCTTACTATTGAAGGTATGTCTAATCTTTCTTCCCAAACTTTTGTTTCCCATTGGCGTTTACTTACAATGCCATTTTGTTCTTCATTGAAACATTTTCTACAACTTGCAGGAATAATGCCTTCCAACATTTGTAATCTTGTTCTTCTCATGTGTTCACTGTTCCACACTTCTTCTATTGTATGGTCACGTAGATTCATGTTGACTCCGTCTTTTTTAACTAGTCCTATTGTCTTGTCATCATCTAATCCCGCACCACTGGCATTAGCCGTACAACAAACTCTAACATCTCCGTTAGGTCTTGTGGCTAAATGTATCCAGGGTAATGGGCAAAAAGTCTTAGACATCTTTCCTTCCAATAAGCATGAATCTGTTGTACTTAGGTAATTCAAGTGTTGCTTCAAACTCTATTTTTAAATTACTTTTACGTTTAAATTCTCCCAAGTCTTTCATACAGTTTACGTGTTCAGGTAATTCAAAGTAATTGTTGCTTTGTATACATACCAAACTATCCTTAGGAACTTTGTATAACCATTGCGTGTATTGTGCTTGAGTTATGTGTTCACAACTTGTATTAATTACAAGATAAGGATCTGACTCGTATTCGTATCTACACATATCCGCAGTAACAGCCTTGAACTTGCCTTGCATTTCATATCTTTTGTTTATTGTTGTTGCAATTTCTTCGCATTTAGGATCAATATCAACACTTGTGATCTTTTTGATTCCAAAGTCGCTGTTGAAAAGCAATAAACTTAAAATACCACACCAGCCTCCGAATATTACTGTTTCTGCATTACTAATATGAAACTTGTGACAAAGTTGACCAACTAACCAGTTTTTACTTTTTAATTGTCCTTCCCACAATGATTCCAACACACGATCCTTGTCATCACTGTTGCGTATTGCATCTGCGATAAACTTAAGATCATATAAGTTGATATCAATATCTTTAACTTCTATAGATGTTTTTTTGCTTCTCATTTCTTTAATTTTTTAACAATCCAGGCAACCACTGCCATTATTGCTGTAATTAATGCTCCTATTCCTATTTTCATTTACGTAACTTTTTTATTAACAATGGTAGATAAACAAATACTGCCACTACTGTCCAGAAGGTTGCTAATACTGTTGCATATAACTTCCAGTTGTCAATGTCTATTGCTATACCTATTGTTACACCACCAATCCATACATAGTCAAGTGTTGCGTGAAACTTCTTCCACTTCGCACCATACTTTTGCATTAGTGCTTCTCTTTTACGTGCGAACCACGGGTGTACATGACGCATTATTACAAAGCCTTCATTTAACACCATTACCATAAAACCTATCCAAAAAATCATCTTAGGTCCTTTCTACAAATTGTTCGTTTAACTTATCAAAAGTGCCACATTGTCTGGAACATTCTCTTAGTCCTCCAGAATCCCAACAACCTGCTATGCGATCAAAATAACCACTAGCAAAAATATCTTTTAAACCTGTATGGTTTAAGTTTGGCCATATTTTAATTTTTGTCAAATAGTCTATGCGACTTTCATGACTTGGTGGATAAAACTGTTGATCCAACCAACAACAAGGCGTAACTGTACCTAACGCACTTACATACATCATACTATCCTTAACTGCTTTGCAATTAATTTTAGGAAGATGTTCTTCCTGCGATTGTTTTACTTTGCCCATCATTTCTCTGCTTTTGTCTGTGGGAAACAAAGTGTCTATTTGTTGTCCTTGTTCATTTAGAACTCTAAACTTACCATCTCTAAAACGTGTGGTATGTTTAACACTAAAATTTGTCATGCCTAAACGTTGGGACAATTCTCTGCAACTTTCTACTTGATGTTCATTGTGTTCAAATACTAACATATCCCATCTAGCACTTCCGCCTGCGTCTACAAAAGTCATAACGTTGTGTATAATTTTGTTCCAATCAGTATTAATTCTATATCGTGAATGGGTATCTGCTAATCCGTCTATTGCAAATACAACATTTACATTTAATTTTGCAAGTTCCTTCCACCATTTATCTGTGCGTCCACTTCCGTTTGTGTGCATTTGTAATCCCATGACAGGATTTGTTTCACGCAAGTATTGTAAAATTGGTACCGTATCTTTTGCTACAATAGGATCTCCTAAATTACCACACATTCCTAAATGGTTAAGTTGTTTTATAAAATCTATATCAAACCATTCCATAAATTTGTCTACTGTAATCTCGTCCAAGCCCATGTAAGGATTTAATGGACCTCCATTCTCTCTTCTAGCACACATAGGACATTTGGCCTGACATCTACTGGTCACTTCTAAATGTATTGCTCTTATGTCTGCTAACTTGTACATTACTTTTGATTAAACTTTCTCATTGTTGCTTCTATTGTTTGACTATTGACTGCAACATTAACAACAAGCCAATAGCTTGGTGTAAAACTAGTGTTGAACAAATAGTGCATTTTTAAAGTATCTAAGAAATACATTCTACCTATGTCCCAATGTAATTGTTGTCCGTCAAGTATAAAATTAAACTGTGGAGGATTTACATTACGCAAAGGCATTATTAATCTAAAAGTATCTATAAGTTCTCCGCTATAATCCCAATCTCTGTGTGGTGGGAAAAATCCGCCAGGTCCAAATTTTAAAAAGTGTGTTCTATAATAATATCCTTCCCAAGGTTCTAAAATTTTGCTTATTTGATCATTGAACACTGGAGTAGGCACATTGAAATCTTTTTCACTCCATGTTGTACCATGCTCCTTGTTGTATTCATACAAACTGTCTAAGTCTATGCCGTTAAATGTACCGTCTGAAGTTGTTACACTTAATCCATAACGATTTACATCTTTACGTGGATTATATTTTTGCCATTCAAAGGTATCGATCCAACTAATCAGCTTGTGAGCGTCTGTTGTAACTTCTAATTCTACTTGATTACCGTATTGGCTTAAATCTCTATAGTCCATGCTAATTACTTATCGTCCTTTCTTTTGGTATTTTGCTGTCTGCACTACTAACACAGGTTGGTGTAACGCACGGCATTGGTGCTTTAAACAGCTCAAATCCGTCTTGTAACGTGCCTAACGGTTCGTCATGGCAACTATAACTGCGTTTTACTTCTCCACCTGGTTCTCGTATAATACAGCTCTGGTATCCTGACCAACAATTCCAACCTTTGAACTTGTTGAATCCAAAAGCATTTAATCTTTCAGCTTGGTCCAACCAGTAAGTTACTCCATCATCATCTTGTAATTGTATTTGCGGATCTGGTTGTTGGTTTTGTTGCTGTAACATTTCAACCTGCTTCTCCGTGTAACCATGTACAACAAAAGAGGCAGTAGGATCAGACTGAGGCTTAAGAGTAACATGAAGTCCCATGTCCATAAATCGTTTACTTCTATCATAATATTCATCCCAATGTTGCGGTACCATAACTTGATTAATAGTTATTAGTACTCCTTCTTCTTGTAAAAACAATAATTTTTTTGCAAAATCCTTTTCATTGGCAAATTCAGCATGATAACTTGCAGTGATGCTTCTTCTATCCATCACCAACGTTGCATTAAGCCAACGATGCCACCACTTCATGCCTGGACTGCAATTACTTGTCATATGTATGCTTAGATATTCGCTTTCATAATCTTCAACGTGTGCTACAAGATCTAAAAACTTTTTATAAGCTGTTGGTTCTCCTCCACTAAAACTAAAATGAAATTTGTCAAAGCCATTTTCTCGCGACTGACGTTTTATTTCATCTACTGCTTTTGTGTAAACTTCGAATGGTCTGTGATCTACTGTACTGCTTCTTGCATAAGGCCAACAGTAACTACAATTATAATTACAGAAACGCCCAAGGATCCAGGACACGGAAAACAATTTGTTATCCAACATATTTTTATGTCCAACCTTAGTTATTTTATCAAATGGTATCATACATCTCATCCATATGGAAACGTTCCTGTAACCAATCAAAGTCGTTTATTTTTGCTAGTAAGCTAGGCTCAGTCCTATTACTAGTACCGTAGTCACGCCCACTCCTAGCGCCAAGGATACAAAATCTACCGAACTGTCTTTCAGCACCCTTTGTACACCATGTTTCAAGTCTGCTATTAGTTTCCTCATTGATTTGTCCTTTTATTAATTTACTTGATAGTTTTACACATTCTCTAAACGCACTTTTCCAAGTGCTAAACTCATCTGTGTTAAAGTTTGTTATGTTACTCACGTCTGGCATAGCCTTAAACCTATCGGATATAGATGTTGTCATATCACTGCTGGATACATTTACGTTCATGGTAAGTCTTCTTGGTAGGAGTTTCACACCACCATAACCGTATACTAGATCATTGATAGGATTTCGGCTACGCCAAACATGGACACAATCTAAATCGTAATCGCTTACTTTGTGATCTAGATTGAATTCTGGTAACAAGTCAGCATCACCATCTATGACCCAAAACATTTTTGTTGAACATTTTTTGGCCGCAGTGATGTGAGCTTGATGAATGCCTTTGACACCGTGTACTCTTTTGGCACGTGGAAATCTTTCCACTAATTTGCTGTACCTTTGATCGGCGTCTGGCTCATTATAACTTATAAAACATATATCATACATAACGTTCTATTTCTTCTGCTAATAATTTGTGAATATGTCTATTAGGGTGACAGTTATCAGGAAAGTCCTTGTGTGCCTGCATAGTTTCTATTGTCTTTTCATATTCATCAACTATTTTTTTAAATTCTGTTTCTTTGACATCAATTGGTAAATTCTTTTGTAAAAATTTTGTAGCACTTGAATCTGCAAGATCTGGTCTTGCTCTACGCAATAAATTAATAGTTGGCCAACTGCTCATTAAAGGAATATCGTGACCTAACAATTTAGACATCCAATCCTTGTGTATGTGTTTGATAAATGTGTAGTTTGATACATCAGGACACTTGCCCCAACCCTCTATAATTATCCATGGTATTTTAGTTTCATCGTAGATTTTTTGAGCACCGTCAAACACAATTTTAAGCAACCTGTCATTAAGATCTTTTATGCCTGTTGCTTGTTGTACTGCTTCATCTCTTTGTATATA